GCGCTGCGAATCCACCGCGAGGCGGAAGCTCTCGAGGGAGAGCACCCCAGGGCACGAGGTGATCGCGCGGCGGAAGACCGACTCCGCGACGCGCCGGCCCGAGGCCTTCGCGAAGACGTCGCCGAAGTAGGGGATCCCCACCCCGCCGTCGAGGACGAACTCCCCGGCGACGAGGGACAGCCGCAGGAGCAGCTTCTGGCGCACGGCGTCGGCGCCGCTGGTCAGCGAGGCGCGGCGGAAGCCGTCGCCCCCGCGGGTCCACGCGAGGTCTCCGGTCGCAGCGTCGAGGGCGAGGTCACGCACGCCGCCCAACGTGGCCCCTCGCACCCCCCGCGGGCGAGTGGGTCGCGGCACGGTCCGCGGCACGCAAACGCCTGCGGCGCACAGCGATGCAGCGCGCCGACGGTGGCGGAGAGGTAGCGCACCCGGGCCCCGCGCGAAAGGGTCTCCGCGCTCCCGCTGGACGATCCTCCCCGCCGCCGACGTATGGTCACCCCATGCGCGCCCCCTGGCTGCCCGTCTGCGCCCTCCTCGCCCTCGGCTGCTCCGCTGACCCGTCCCCGACGGACGCCAGCGCGGACGGTGCCGTCCCGCTCGACGGCGGGGGTGACGGCGCGGCGCTGCCCGACGCGGCCGACGCGCCGCCGGCGGACACCCCCCGCGGGGACGTCGTCGACGCTGGGGCACCCGACGTGCCGGACGCCGGCGCAGCCCCTGATGCTCCGCCGGGGGACGCCGGCGCAGCCCCCGACGCGAGCCCCGGGGACGCGCCCGACGTGCCTGCGGCGGACGTCGTCGACGCGGGGCCGGCCGACGCGGGGCCGCAGGTCTACGCGCTCGACCCGCCGACGGGGGCGGTCGAGGGGCACGTGCTCTACCAGCGGACGCCGTGTGCCGCGCCGTGCTCCGACCCGCCGGACACCATCGCCCTCGGCGCGACCTGCACCCGCACCGGGGCGCTGCTGAACTTCACCCTCCGCGGCTGCACCTTCGGCCCGACGTCGTGCTTGCAGATCACCGGGCAGTTCCCGGACTACCGCAGCGCGACGGGTGCGACCCTCGCCATCGTCGGCGGGGTCGCGAACCAGGGACGGGACCTGCGGGTCTCGAGCGGAACCGCCGTCGCCGGGCGGCAGTCGTTCCACGTGCAGTTCGCTGCGACGCCGGCGGGTTCGGCGGTGGGCGCAACCGGGGTCCCCGGGCGCACCGTCTCGCCAGACCTCGGGGACCTCTGGTTGCTGGGGTGCGAACTCCGGTAGCGCCCGCGACGACCACGGCACCGGTCGCGCCGCCCGAGAATCGACGTCGGCACCGCAGCCGCCGCAGCGACTAGGTCGCCTTCGCCTTCGTCGCACCGGTCACGGTCGCGGACCACGCCGCGATGACGGCCTTGAGGGACGCGCCGCCGTCGTTCGGGACGGGAGTCCACGCGGCGATGGCCGACTTGAGCGAGTCGAGCACGCTGGCCACAGCCTGCGCGGTCGCGATCGCCTGCCCTCCCGCGCCGCCGATGTGCACCGTGCCGTCCGCGTCGACCTGCAACACCACGTCGGCGCCGCGGGTCAGCTTCACCACGCCGGAGGCGTAGAAGGTGACCCGGGTGCCGTCGGTCTCGTCGGAACCAACCACGAGACGCGGCGCCGCTGGGACGCTCGCATTGGGCGCGTGCGCGAGCTTCCCGCCGCGGTGGAACAGCCCCGGGAAGCACACCGCGTGGGAGAGGTGGTGCCGCCCGAGGTCGCCGGGGTCGGTGACGTCGCCGTCGCCCGCCCACCAATGCCCGATCGCGCCTTCGCAGAACACCGTGAGGACGTGGTCCCCTGGCTGGATCGCGAACGCGATGAAGTGGTCGCCCGTGCGGGGGAAGACCACCGGCACGCACGGCAGGACCGGGAGGTCCTCCATCACGAAGCGCCCCGAGGGCTGCGGGACCGGGTGGCGCACGAGGGGCACCAGGTCCGCGGTCTGCGTCGTCTCGTCGTAGCTCTGCACGCGGCACGGCATCGCCGTGTGCACCGCCGAGAGGTGGTGCTCGATCCACGCGCGCGTCACGTCGACCGCCTCGGGGGCGGTGCCTCGATCCCAGGTCATGTGTCTCTCCGGAGATCCATTGCCACGTACCAGTCCGTCCCGCGGGTCTCGCCCGAGAGCTCGGTGCTGTGGATGCGATACGCGCCCGACGCCGTCGCGCTCTGGAGCTCGACAAGACGACCGGGTACGAGGTCGGGGATCAGCAGCGCGCGGGCCTTCACAGAGCGCCCCTGCCCGACCTCGGGGCTCCCGATCAGGCCCGTGTCCGACGAGAGGAGCACCGCGGTCCGCTGGAGCGAGGTCCCGAGCCCGAGGAGCTGGAGCGCGCCCTCCTGAATCGACCACGTCAGCCCCGCGCTGCGGCAGAGGCGCGTGAGCTCGTCGGCCGCGAGCCCGTGCAGCGTCGTGCCCGAGGGGAAGATCGCGCCGACGGTGCCGAGGCCCGCGGCGGCGGTGGCCTCGCTCGCGTTCCCAGCACCTACTCCCATTGCGTCGGCGAGCGCGCGGAAGACATCGGCGAGAGAGGTGCCCGTGGAGAAGCTGCGCGACGCGCGCGCCGTGCGGATCGCGTGCTCCCCGTCGCCCGCCGTCACCGTGGTGATCCACGACGTCCCGTCGCGCTTCTCAGTCGCCCGGCGGAGGTCCCCGCGGAACACCACCGGGCACGCATCGGCGTAGCCCGCGCGCAGCTCCACGAGCGTCCCGCGGCGCGCAGCGAGGACCTCCCCGCGGTGCGCCGCGCTGAGGTTGAAGACCTCGAGCTCCAGGGTCCCCGGGCGCGGCGCCGACGTGCGCTTGGCCTTGAAGCGCAGGTCGATGCTCTCGGAGACGAGCTCGCCGACCTGCACCCGCCAGCGCCGGTCATAGAGCCTCACGGGAGGTCCTCACCATCCACGTAGACCAGCACGTGCCGCGTCCCGAGGGAGGAGAAGGTCGGGTCGTCGACGGCCGTGAGGCCCGTGCCGCCGCCGGACTGCATGTCCACGAGAACGATCTCCCCCGCGGGGCGTCGCGGGTCGCGCACGCCGCGCAGCGCGGAGAATGCCGGGACCAGCACCCGGCCGGACACGATGGCGCTTCCCTCGGCATCGGCGACGTCGAGGCTCCAGCGGCCCGCGCGCTGCGACCACCAGAACGTCAGGATGTAGTCCCGCCCGTCGATCTGCGTCCGCTGGGTCCAGTGGCTCTCGCCGCCCGGGGTGCAGGGGATGTAGAGGATCGCCACGCGCTGCCTCCTAGTGGACGCCGAGGTTGGAGAGCGCCGCGCGGAGGCGCTCGTTCGCCGCCGCGGCCCGGTCGACCGCCCGCGCGCCCGCGCTGCGGCTGTCCGCCGGCGCCGTCGTCGCGGGCTGCGCCCCGCGGTTCTGCCGCGTGCGCCCGCGCCGCTGCGCGGGGCTCACCGCCACGCGCTGCGTCGTCGCGTAGCGCACGCGCTGGAGGTCCATCGAGAACGGCAGGGCGTTGCCCGTCGCGGCTTCTCGGTCGACGCGGTAGCGCACGAGCACGAGGTCCTCGATGGTCCCGCGCAGGGTCGACGTGTAGCGCAGGAGCGTCCCGCCGAGGAGCGACTGGAGCACCTCGTCGACGAGGCGCACCCGGTCGAAGGTCCCCGAGAACGTGAGCACGCTTGCCTTGAACTGGCGCCCGCCGACGCTGAGCGTCCGCGTCTGCACGGAGCCCGTGACGCCGCCCATGTGCGTCGCGGGGAGGATGATCGGCGCGTTGGTCACCACGCCCTCCAGGGAGATCGTCCCCGCGTTGCGGCGCACGTGGTCCACGATGTTCACGCCCTGCTCGACGGCGTGCTCGGTGACCTCGGCGGACTCCTCGAGCCCTTCCTTCTCGACGGCGTCGAGCTCGATCCCGAGGTAGCCGTCCGCGCTCTGGTACTCCAGCAGGGGCATCGCTCAGTCCTCCGCGCCGATGGGGTGATCCCCGTCCTGGGTCGCCCGCGTGCGCCGCTCAATCTCGTCGACGACGGCCGCGGGGTCGCGCGCGCCGTCGATCGTAATGTTGTTGGTCGTCGTGCGGTTGTTCGTGACCTGCGCCGGACGCCCCGGGGCCGTGGTCGGCGCCGTCGACGTGGGCCTCGACGAGAGGATGTCGCGCCACTCCGCGAGGAGCCCGGCCGCGCTGCTAGCGCCGCCGGAGAGGTCCGCGCCGAGGCTCAGAAGCCGCCCGCCGGCGGTGCCGCGCATGTCCTGATCGAGCGACGCGCCCACGTCCGCCGCTGCGGTCTGAAAGCGCCGCGCGACGTCCGTGAGCCCGGCGGCGCCGGCGAGGCGCCCGATGCGCTGCCCGATGCCGGAGAAGAAGCTGGTCACGCGCGCGACGATGCCGTCCCACGTCGAGCCGAAGACCTGCGCGACGGCGTCGAAGGCGCCGCGGAATGTCGAGCGGATCCACTCGCCGGTCTGCGAGATGATCGGTCGGAGGTCGTTGTTCGCCTGGCGGTAGAAGTCCCGCAGGTCGGACATCGCTTGCCCCGCGTCGTGCGTCGCAAGCGTCACGCCCTCCCACGAGTCCCGCAGGGCCATCGCTGCCGCCGCCGCGGTCCCCGCGCCCATGTGCGCGTCGAGGAAGCGCCCGATGACCGAGTCCCCGCCGTTCGCGAGGGTGACGATGTCGTCGATCGCGAGCGCGACCAGCGAGAGCACCGCGACGATGCCCCCGAAGCGCATGAGCACGGGGAGCCATGCGCGGAGCATCTGCGCCGCGGCGACGGCGCCGCCGGTGCCAAACACCGCCAGCGCAGCCTGCGCGAGGTGCGTCCCTCGGGCGAGGCGCGAGAGCGATGCGAGCGTGTCCGTCGAGCCCTCGGTCAGCCGCGTCAGGATCGGCAGGAGCGCCACGGCGACCGTCGACCGGAGCGACTGCTGGGCGACCCTCAGCCGGTCGGTCGCATCGCCGTATCGTCCCGCGGCCTCGATCGCCTCGGGGTAGATGCCGCCCCCGAGCTCCCCGAGCTGGGCGCGTAGCGACGCGAGCCCGCCTTCGCCCTCGTGCAGGATCGTCGCGAGCCGACGCCCCTGGCGCCCAAACAGGTCCTGCGCGAGCGCCGCGCGCTGCGCGGGGTCGGAGATGCGCCCGAAGGCCGGCGCGAGGTCGTCGAGGAGGTCGGAGATGTTGCGCGTCTGCCCGTTGGCGTCGCGCGTCTGCACCCCCAGGCGCCGGAACGCCTCGGCCTGCGCCCCAGTGCCGTCCGCAGCGGCGACGGCCGACGCCTGGAGCCGCTGGAGCGCGCCGCTGGCGGCGTCGGCCGAGAGCCCCGACGCGGTCGCGGCGAGCTGCACCTCCTGGAGCTGCGTCGCCGTGACGTCGAGGGCGTTGGCCGTGTCCTCGATCTGCCCCGCTGCGCCCTCGAACTCGGCGGCGAACTGCCGGATCGCCTGTACGACCTCGGCGCCGGCGAGCATCTGCGCGAACTCCCGGACGCGCCCGATGACGCCGTCGAGCGACTGCGCCCCCTGCCGGAGCTGCCGGTCGTCCCACTGGATCCCGAACTCCGCGAAGATCTGGCGCAGCGCGCCCGCGCTCTCGCTCATGGCCTACGCCTCCTCCATCGCGCGGACCTCGGCGTCGGCGAGGGCGTCGAGCACGAGGTTCGCACGCCACACGTCGATCAGGCTCCAGCGGGTCATGATCGTGTGCAACGGGTCCGTGTAGCGCCGCGACGTCGCGACGCGGTGCACCTCCCACGGCACATCGCCGGGGAGGTCGATCGTCACTTCGCCGCGGCGGCTGCGGTGGCGCGCCCGGCGGCGCCGCTCCGCAGCCATCCGAGCAAAGGGCCGAAATTCACCTCCAGCGCGAACGCGACCCACGCGAAGAGATCGTCGTAGCGCCCCTGGAAATGCAGGTCAGCGACGTTGGCGAGCGCCTTGGTCTTCCCGTCCTCGCCGGTGACCTGCGAGTGCTTCGCGAGGGCCTTGACGACCTCCACGAGGTCGTCCCCCTCGATGCGCCCCGCGAGTTCGCCGATCGCCGACGCGATGGCGCTGATCCCGTCCCCGGGCTTCGCCACGGCGCCCGCCGCGGGGCCGAGGACCTTCACGAGCCGCTGCATGAGCCGCAGCCCCTCGAAGGTCGGCATGGGCGTCACCGTGTAGGTGCAGCCCCCGATGTCGCGCGTCTCCGGCTCACGCATCGCTCACCTCAGATCGCTGCCGCCGCGGCGTGCCGCAGGGTCATGTCCGCAGCGGTGATCGACCACTCGCACTGCGCGGTTTCCTTCCCGCGCGTGGCGGTCGGCAGCTTCTTGATCCACGCCTTGGTCGCGCTCGCGACCACCGAACCGTTGAGGTCGACGGCGCCGAAGGCCCCGACGGCGTCGGCCTCGTAGAGCGTCTGGAGCAGCGCGTTCGCGCCGCCGCCCGCCATCGTCGTGATCTTCACGTTCGCGCGCTTGTCGTTGGACTTCGCGCGCGCGACCTCGCCGCCGACGGAGACCTTCTCCGAGTAGCGGTCGCTCGCCATCTCGATGGAGAGGAAGTCGCCCTCGCCCATGCCCGCGGAGAGGTTGAGCCCGCAGAAGGTGATGGTCACCTCGGACGGGTCGTAGCTCGTGTGGTCCGCCATGTCTCAGCCCTCCGTCACTCCGCGACCGTGCCGCGGATCGTCACCGTGTTGATCGCGCCCGCGAGCGTCGCGTTGAAGCGCACGTTGGGGAGCTGGCGCGTGGCCTTCTGCACGCTGGAGAGGTCCGCGGCGCGCGGGTACGTGACCGTCCACCCCGCGGCGAGGACCGTGCGGTCCTCGGCTTCCTGGAGCATCGCGCGCACCTCCGCGACCACCGACTGGATCCCCGCGTCGGTGAAGGGGACCTTCTTCGACGGGTCCGCGAGGAGCACGCCGAAGACCCGCTCGCCGAGGCGCGCCTGGAGCCAGTCGAGCCCGTGGACCACGTCGATCCACTCGCCGCCGGCCATCTTGCCGTCGGTGGTGATCGAGCGGCCCGCGACCGTCTCGAGGATCATCGCGTTCTTCGCGAGGGCCGCGCTGCGCTGGCTCGTGGTGAGCCGGTAGCTCGCGACGCCCACGAGCTCGCGGAACTTCCAGTTGATCGTCCCGGGGGCGTAGGCGAGCGCGCTGCCGACGAGGGCCGCGGCCATCCAGTTGAGCGCCACCGTGGGGTGGTAGAGCACCGCCGCGCGGTCGTTGTTGCCGTCGGAGAGGACGTAGACCACGTCGTCGATCGACGTGCTGTCGAGCGTCTCCGCGTCGGCCGTCTGCGCGATGAGGATCTTCTTCGGCGTCGCGGCGAGGATCGGCGTCGCGGCGGCCTGGATCTCCGCGCTGCTGTTGGAGTCGAAGAGCAGGCAGTACCAGTCGTCGTCCTCGGCGCGGCACGCGGTGAGGTCCGCGGCGATGCCCGGGTCCGCGGTGCGGTCCTCGATGGCGAGCACGCCCGCGCCCGTGACCTCGAGCGACGCGAGGTAGCCCGCGACGTTCGTCAGCGTGACGTGCGTGGTGTCGTCCGACGCCGTCATCGGCGCGCGCACGCCCATGGTGAAGGTCCCGCCCGTGCCCGACTGCGCCGGGATCGCCACGCTGGTCACGCGGGCGAATAGCTTGGACCCCGTGGCCGTGGCGCCGCCCCCGTTGGTCACGCTGAAGGTCTCGGTGATCGTGCCCCCGTCGGCGTCCTTGCCGGTCACGGTGATGGTCGTCGCGTCCCAGTCGGCGTGCGAGCTGAACGTGAACGAGAGCCGCCGCGGCGGGCTCATCGTGCGGTAGCCCGTCGCACCGTCGAGGTCCGCGCCGGAGAGCGTCTGCGACGAGGCCGACGACGCGCCCGTCGCGATGATCGCGTCCACGTCCGCGAGGGCGTTGATTGCCGCCGTGAGGTTCGTGCAGACCACCGACGCGATCGTGCCCGACGCGTCGCTGGTGTACGTGGCCTCGATGCCGTCGATCTCGACGGTGTAGGCCGTCGAGTTCGCCGCCGTCGGAGTGAGCCGCAGCGTCTGCGTGTACGCCGACGCGCGCCGACCGACCTTCACCGTCCCCGGGGGCTCGTTCTGCGCGAAGATCGCCGTGAGGATCTTGTGCACGGGGTCGGTCGAGACGAACCCGTCCGCCGCGGCCTCCTCGACGGAGGCGTACTCGCGCACGCGGTCCGAGGTCCACCGGTCATGGTACGCGAGGACCAGCGGCGTGCTGAACCCCTGCTGGGTGACCGCGCCGGAGACGCGGGTGATTCCGACGTCGACGTGAGAGGAGAGGGTCATGGGAGCGTGCCTCCGGGCTCGACGGCGGCGGACACCTCCGCGCCGGCGGGGTCGGTGATCGTGGACGTGAGCGCGACGGACTCGATGGAGGCCGTGCGCGCGTCGGTGTCGGTGAAGGCAAAGGGCGCGTTGAAGCTCAACTCCACGAGCGCCCGGGAGACCATGCGGCCGTCGAACGGGTAGTCCGCGCGCGTCGGCCCGCGCACGTCGGCGAGCCCGAGGTTCAGCGCGCGCAGGGCGTCCCGCGAGCGCGTCCCGCGCGCCCGCCGCACGACTCGCTGCGCCGCAGCCGTCGCGGAGTACCCCGCGCGCAGGTCGCTGCTCTCGACGGAGAGCTGGAGCGTCTCGACGCGCACGCCGCGCGACGTCGGGGTCATCTCCGTGAGCGGGTCCGCATCGCCCGCGGCCTCGTCGTAGGCCCACTCCTCGTGGTCGATCCCGACGGAGCGCCCCGGGAGCCACGAGAGCGTCGCGGTGACGGCACCCGCGGGCGTCACGGGGCGCTTCGCGCTGTCCCACCAGCAGCACGCCGCAGCGGCGCCGGTGACCTGCGCGGCCCACGCGAGGAGCCCGGTCTCGACGGTGGCGACGTCCATCAGTCCACCACCGCCCAGGTGATGCTCGACCGGAGCTGCCCGGTGTCGACCAGGGGCTTGCTCGAGCCCTTGCGCGCGATGGTCGACGCCGCGTTGGGCGGCTCGATGCCCGCCGCAACCCGCTTCTGCATCATCGCCGCGACCTTCATGCCGATGCGGTCGAGCCCCTGGCGGAGCGTCACCTTGCCCTGCACGTAGGCCGTCATCGTCGCGTGCTGGAGCCGCGCGATTTCGCCCGCGTTGAGGTCCACCGTCGCGCGGATGAACGACCGCTGCGGGATGCCCGCGGCCGGCGCGCCGAACTCGTGCACCGCCGCGACCTCGAGGTTGTACCGCCCGCCCGCGCCCTCGCGCGCCTTCTTCGGGCTGTCGTCGAGGATGCCGACGCGCACGACCTCGCGGCTCTTGGCGAGCCTGCGCAGGAGCGCGTTCGCGCCGCGGTCGACGACGCGGACCGTGTTCATGTGATGCTCATCCCGGGCGTGTAGCCCGTGACCCACGGCCCCCCGGCGCGGGCGCGCGCGAGGCGTCGCCACTCCTCGAGGTAGACCGTCCGGGCCTTGTCGTCGCCCTCCTGGCGGGCGGTCTGCCCGCCGGGCCCCATCGTGAGCTTGTGGCACGCGAGGAGCCCGACGGCGTGGTCGTACGAGGCGCCGAAGACGCGCGCGTCGCACTCGGCCACGGCCTCCGCGATGGCCGCGGTGACGACGGAGTCGGCGATGGGGTCGAACTCGATCCATCGCGCCTTCAGCGTCGCCGCGGTCACCGTCATGGCTCAGCCCTCGACCTTCGCGCCCTTCGGCACGCGGGGGGACGGCGCGGGCGCGGCCTTCGCCGCGAGCGCGGCCTCGAGCTCCGCGAGCTTCGCCTTGAGGGCGGCGTTCTCGGAGAGGAGCGCCTCGTACCCGCCCGCCTCCGCGAGGAGCGAGGCACGCACCGAGGCCGCGTCGACGAGGACGCCCCCGAGGAGCGCGGCACGCACCGACGGGTTCGTCTCGTCGACCTCGCCGCGCGCCCCGGGCTTGACCCCGCAGACCTTCGCGCGGCCCCTGTTGATGACCTCGAGCATCACGTCCCCCCGCAGCCGTCCATGTAGGCCATCGAGCCCGGGAAGCGGATCACCGCGCCGCCGCAGACCGCGCGGCACGGCACCGAGAAGGAGAAGCTCTTCGACTGGGGCGCGAGCTGCTCGAACTCGAGGGGGAGGATGCCCTCGACGCTCTCGGGGTCGCGCTTGTAGAGCACCATGCGCTCCGCGTTGCCACTGCCCGCCGTCGCGAGCAGCGGGTCGATCTCGACCGAGCGCACCGAGCGGCTCTTCTTCAGGAAGAAGTCGAGCGCGGTCTCCGTGGTGTTGCTCAGGCGGATCGTCGACGCGATCGCGTAGAGCACCGGGGGCATGACGAGGGTGTCCGGGGCCTCGACCCCGAGCGTCTCCTCCATCACCTCGCGCTCGAACTTCTGGAGGTCGCCGAGCACCTGGTCCGCGGTGCGCGAGCCGTTCTCCCACGCGCCGGTCGTGGCCGACACGGACTGCACGGCGGACGACTTGTAGAGCCCGACGACGCCGGTCGCGGTGTGGCCGAGGAGCAGCAGCTCGTTGACCTTGCGAGCGATCGCCTTGCGGGCGGCGAGGGCGCGCTTGGCGTCGATCGCGATGCCCGTCAGCGCGGCCTGCTCCACGTCCTGGAGGGTGTAGCCGTAGCCCGCGGTCACCTGCACGATGGGCGAGGACTCCTCCCCGCCCACGACGTCGATGCGCGGCTCCTCGTTCGGGAGGTTGGCGCTCACCTGCGCGGCCCCGACGTCGTCGGAGTAGCGGTAGGTGTACTCCTTCGCGCCCACGGGGATGCCCGAGGCGATCGGCAGGAGCTTGGTGGCGAGGAGCTCGGGGTACCGCTTCTCGTACATCTTGCGGTCGATCGCCTCGAGCGAGCGGGCGAAGCCCATCGTCTCGTTGGCGTCGAGGCGCGCGGACCGGGCGATGCCGGTGCCGGTGAGCAGCCCGTTGTAGTCCTGCGCGTCGAGGCGCAGGGAGCGTCGCATGGCGCGGTTCATCGTCGTCTACTCCGTCACGGGAGGTTGAGGTCGAGGAGCGCGAACCCCTCGGCGGCGGTGGTGGAGATCCAGCGCGCGCCGCGCAGGCGCCCGCAGTCGGTCGAGTCGAGCGAGGCGCGGAAGCGCCCGAGGGTCTCGCCGACGCCCGCGACGAAGCGGACGAAGACCGGGAGGGACGGGTTCACCGCGCCCTCGGCGTAGACCCAGACGCGGCCGCGCCGGATGACGGGCATGACCTCGTCGACCGCGTAGACGCCGGGCTCGCGCGTGCCGTCCCAGACGGAGACGCCGTGCACGACGCCGTCGACCACGCCGAGCTTCGTCCCGGTGCCGAGGGTGAAGGTCCCGCCGGTGCCCGTCTGCGCGGGGATGTTGACGGTGATGACCCGCGCGAAGAACGAGTTGCCGGTGACCGTCGCGTTCCCGTTGTTCGGGATGGAGAAGGTCTCCGAGATCATGTTCCCGTCGGAGTCCTCGCCGTAGACGGTCGCCGTCGTCGCGTCCCAGTCCGTGTTGCTGGAGAGGGTGAGCGTGAGGTTCTTCGGCGGGCTGATGAAGCCCTGGCCGACCGCGCCGTCGAGCGACGTGGTCGACAGGCTCTGCACGCCCGCGGTGGACGCGCCGGTCGCGATGATCGCGTCGGGGTCGGCGGTCGGGGCCGCGGGCGGCGCGCCCTCGGCGATCGTCGTCGACCCCTGCACGACGCAGAGGCCGGCGGCGATCGCGGACTCCACCACCACGGGGACGATGGCGCGCGGCTCCGACTCGGAGCCGAGCAGGCCGGCGACCGCGACGGCCGGGTTCTGGTCGTAGTTCAGCGTCTGGACGGGCATGTCACTTCCCCCCGAGGTTCAGGGTGACGGTGCAGGGCTCCTGCCACCGGTTGCGGGTGTACTCGTTCATCGCGGCGACGACGTCGCCGTCCTCCCGCGAGGACGGCAGCGGGTTGCCGGTCTCGTTGACCTTCGCGAGGCCGTCGTTGCGGCTCTCGGTGGACTTCGTGGCCCGCGAGGCGGCGACGGCGCCCGCGAAGAGCGTGTCGACCATCTTCGCGTCGAGCCCGTCGGTCTTCACCGAGAGCTTCGCGAGCGCGGCGCGCTTGAGCTCCGACGGCTTCACGTCCTTGACGCCCTCGGCGCCGAGGATCACCGCCGCGTCGGCGCGCAGCGCCTCGCGACGCGCGAGCGCGGCGTCCATGACCTCCTCGGAGACCATCTCCTCGGTGACCGCGGGCGCGGGCTGCTCCGCGCTCATCTGCGCCTTGAGCTTCGCGACCTCGCCCACGGCCTCGGTCAGCGCCTTCTGCGCCGCCTCGAGCTGCGCGAGGAGGGCCGCGTTGTCGGCGTCCTTCTTCGCGATGTCGCCCTTCATGCCATCGAGTTCCTTGTCGAGCCCGTCGGCGTCCTTCTGGCAGGCGGTCATCTCGTCGACCGCGTCGGTGCGGTACTCCCGCCCCCGGAGCTTGATCTTCATGTGCTTCTCCGTGACTGCGGCGGTACCGACCGCCGACACCTCGTGCGCCGCGCCGTCCATGCGCAGCCCCACGTCCGCCCCGCTGCGGCCCCAGCCGCGAGGTCCGAGGGCGACGTGGTTGAACCGAATGCGGCGCTGCACGCCCTCGTAGGGCTCCCCCTCGGGGCTCACGCCGGGCGTCGGGTCGACCTCGCAGGTGTAGCCCGCGGAGACGTCCCGCCGTTCGCCGTCGAGGACCTTGCGGCAGAGGTCGCCGTCGTTGACGGCCAGCGTCGCGACGACGTAGCGCGCGTCCTCGGCGCCGACGTCGTCGTGCGCGTGGCCGCGCGCGAGCTCGCGGAACGTCGTCGGGTCCACCAGCGTCGCCGGGTGCAGGTCGGTGACCGTCGCGCCGCGCAGCGTGGCGAGCGAGTCCTCCGCGAAGACCTCCTCCGGCGGGCGGTACTCGCCCCAGGTGCGCCCGCTCGCGTCGGAGTAGCGGAGCACCCCGGTCCGCGCGACCCGCGCCCGCACGCGCACACCGCCCTGCGGCGTCGACTCGACGCGCGTGGCGGTGGTGGCGAAGTCGGTGCGGTGGACGCGCTCCATGCGACGGCGAAAATGGCCCGCACGAGGGCGTATGCGCTACCCCAGGGCGGCACAGTACGCGGCACGCAGCGCGTTGCGGCGCAGGGGGTTAGACGGAGTGGTGGCGGCGCCACACGGCCTACCACAACCGGCCCGCGTCGCGGAGACCACAAACGACAGCGCCCGCGACCTCCGGGAAGAAGAGGTGCGGGCGCTGTCAAACGCGAATCGCGTGCGGGTCAGTCTTCGAAGCCGGGGATGATCGGGTCGGCGACGCAGCGACACTGGAAGTCGCGGCCGGCATGCTCGCGGCGCCCCGTGCGCGGATCGACGACGGGCGGGGCGTCGTAGGGGATGCGCTGCCCGTCGAGCGCGCGGTGGGACTCGCGCACCCGCTCATCGCGGGAGGCGCTCCACGTGTAGGCCGTCACGCCCGCGGCCTCGTGGCGCTTGCGGGCCACGTCCGCGTTGAGCTTGAGCACCTGGTCCCGCGCGATGAGCTCCGCGCGGGAGCGGGTCGCGCCGGTGCTCTCGCGAATGGACTTCGCGACCTCCTCGACGCGCGCGCCGGTGCCCGCATCACGGAGCACGCCACGCACGCGCTCGACCTTGTCGGTGGCGAGGCTGACGATCAGGTCGGTGTTCTCCCGCCGGAACGCCTCGAACAGCGGCGCGAAGTCGGGGTCCGCCGCCGGCAGGTCGATCCCGAGCGCGGCCTTGACCTGCCGCTGCCACTGCGCCCGCGAGTGCCGCGCGACGCCCTGTGCGACCTCCTCGATCCTCGCGAGCATCGAGCGGTCCTTGAGGAGCCTCCGGAGCGCACGCTGCACCTTGCCGGAGACCCGGCGGGCGACCGCGGGGCCGAGGTCGGGCACGCCGCCCTCCGCGTCGGTACGCGGCACGAGCCCCTCCTCCTGGAGCACCGCGAGCACCGCGGCGTCCATCGCGTCGCTAAGGCCCACCAGCGCCCGTTCGTAGGCCAGCAGCGGGCCGGACGGGGGGAGCGCCGGGGGAAGGCGCTGCGGGCGCCTGCGGGCCTGCGCAGCGGCCACCACGCGGCGGCGCAGCGCAAGGACCTCGGCGCGAGTCAGGGGCGCGCTCATGCGCCCTCGGCCTTTCGGTCCGCGGCCTCCATCTGCCGGACGACCTTGCGGGCCCACGCGTAGCCCGCGTCGCCGCCCCACCCGTTCCACGCCTGCCACCCGGGGCCCTGCTCGTCCCAGGTCTCGCCGGCCTTGTCGCCCTCGTGGCGGGTGAAGAACGCGAGCATCCGCCGCACGGTGTCCGGCGAGAGCGCCGACCCGTTCGACAGGTCCCGCGCCCGCGCGATCCCGACGTCGGTCATCCCCCGCTGCGACTCAGGCTTCTCGGCGCGGACCCCGAGCGCCCGCGCCGCGGCCTCCCGGGCGCCCTGGGGCGGCGTGAAGTCGATGTGCGAGTACTTCTCCGGCGCGTCCCTGCGGGCGACGTCGGCGCTGTCGTCGACCTCCGTGGCGTCCTCGTCCGCGGGGACCGCGACCACGTCCCCAGGCTCCAGCGCCTCGCCCTCGTCGACCTCCGTGGGCTCGCGCGAGGTGAACGCCCCGAGCTCCAGCCCGCCGGCCTTCGCCTGCTGGACCACCCGGGCGGTGTACGCCTTGTGCCCACGGAGCGACCGCTGCGCCGCGGCAAGCTCCGCGCGCAGCGCCTCCATCTCCGCGGCGTGCGTCGACTCGGGCGCGGTGAAGAAGGTGCGCCCCGTCTCCCCCATGACCTCGTCGGCCTGCGGGCCGGGCATCCCCAGCGCCGCGAG